TTATATTGTTGGATGCAAGTTTTACCGTCAGATAACGCTGGTAAGCAGTAATATTTATCTTTTCTTCGGAAAGATAGCCAGAGACTACAGTGCCGGTTGCCTTAATAGCATAATTCGATGGCGCGCCGGTGTCCGAATCCACAGTAGCGACGACGACCGGGTTTTCAGAATCTGCAAAATCAACGTTTTCTGTTAAAATAAAACTTACTCCGGTTGTAGAACTAAACTCCGAGCCGGCTTTAAGAACAGGAAGATAAGCAGTATCTGGTCCCAAGCCGGTGGTGGATGCGGGCACCAACACATACAAACTTACAGTGCCGTAAGTTGAATCGGGCCCGCGATGACGATAGCCAAGCGCCCTACCCAGTCGTATAATATTGTCGTACTGGTACGCTGTATCTAAAAACGATTCATTAACATTATAATCCAAATAAAATGAGAGTTGATCACCCACGTATGCCACAGCATCTATCATTAATGCGCCGAACGACGCTTCACTCCAATCTTTGAAAGTATCCGGATACAATCTTTCCGCTATTTCCATCAAATCTTGACGAATGGTAGTATACTCGCGATGAGTATAATCGATTGGTACTATTTTTTTTTGTTCATCGGCCATTAAAACACCTCATTTTTAAGTAGTTAATTCTAATAAATCTGTTATTCCTATGCTTGGAATAGAATATTCTATTGCAATCCCTAAATAATTGCTGTCTGAATCAGTGGTTCCGAACACAATATCATTAATCTGTACTGCTGGCATATAAATTCCTACTTGCTCTCTAATCCTACTCTCTATTTGGGACATTGTATCTTGACCGAAATTCTCAAAAAGATATGTTTGGATACCAACTCCAAATTTCGGCTTCATGACTCGTTCGCCAGGAACAGTGAGTATAAGCATTTTCAAATTTTGTTTTGCTAGATTCTTGATATTTTTAAGCATTACAAAGCCATCCATTGAATCTAATTCTAACGGAAGGGCGACACCTAAAGAAGCCATAATTTTTTTTCCTCTCTATAATTATTCTCTAATCTTTCTTTTCGCACAATTCTCCGTCTGCATTGAACGGATTTGTGCGGAGCATTCTCTTTTTCCACCACGGAAGCAAATGCTGACCGGGTTTTATTTTAAACCTTGATTTAAATTCATTTGTCATAGCAGTGCCTGGGCTATCTGAGTCGTCGGGCTGGCCGGGAGTAAAATCTCTAGAATTATAATAGCTCTTAAAAATCTTTTTAATTCTCCCCTTCGAATTTCTCAATAGCGTTTTATCCCAGTTATCCCACTCATTAACAAAAAGACCAGCAAATAGGCCCGGCTTTCGATCTTCGGCGCTAGCCCAGGCGCCTTCTCCACCACCACCAGCATCCTCGTTATCGCCAGAAGGCGAGACCTCGGGCGTAGCCAATTCGTCGCCCTCATCATCGGTAAAACTTACCGAGACTCCCGGCTTTGTCTCTAAAGTTGTGCCATCGCCATCTCCTGGGCCCCAGGACATACCATCATCGGCAACTTTCTCACCAATGGACGGCATAAAGGCCAATCCATTATAGATGGCGAGCGTAGCTACAATCTTATTAAGTGGGAAAGCATATTCCGTCACTAACCTAAATTTATCATCCTCTTTGAGCTTGTTAATTAAACACAATAGCAGTAAACTCTTCCCTTCAAGCGGATCAATCTGCGAAAGCGGACGATCCAAAGCGTCTACCTCCACTGTTGTCACTTCGTGTTCTTCTCCATCGATTATAACAGAAAATACCAATCCATGCCTTACGCCTAGTTCTCCCGTAAGGCCCACCACGCGGCCGTTCGTATCGGTTACAAGCTCTAAGTCGCCAGGATAAACATCGGAAATATTTTGAGTTTGGTCGGAGGTACCTGTTATTATGTCCACGGCGCGGGTGGGGGACTTCTTGGTACCATTAATGCTAATGTATTTTTCAATAACAAATGGCAAAGAATCATCGACTGAAACGTCACCATATTCTGCAATATCTCCAATTGAAACTGTAACTTTGTTCGCGAATGGTGTTAAGGTCTCGCCAACTGCAACACTCTTGCCGCTGAATTCGCCCGTTAGATAAACTGTAACGCTATCCTCTATCCCAACGTGATAATATCCCACATATTCGGTTCCATCCGGCAGAGCAAGCTCTCCTCCGTTGGTGTAGTGCTCTTCGTTGAGTGCTGAGTTGGCAGCATCATACTCCGGCAAATCTTCATATTCTTTTTCTATTTCTTGGTCCAACGTTAACTCAGACCCACCCTGAGATAGTTCTTGAAGAACGTAATAACTCATGTCGTATATGTCCGGCGACATGCCCACCGTTTTAAGGTTTTCTACGAATTTCTCGCCCATATAATTTAACTGTTCAACAACCAATTCTTTTAAAACTGCTTTGGCATCTTCTTCTGTTTCCTGAATGGCCTCAAGATTTTTGTCAGTTCTGTATCCTTTAAGTGTTTCAAACGTTCCCGCTTCACCGTCTGTGCGCGCTTTTTTCAGCATCTTCTTGTCTGGGTAATCGTAACTTTCCTGTGCGTCATTTAGGCGTACGAGTGCCTCTACAACCGATGAAGGAGGATCACTAATCTCGCCGTTATCCACACGCCTAGAATAAAGCTGTACGGATTGTTCCAAAAACGCATACCAAAATTCAGAATCTTTAAACGGATTAAACATTTCCCACATGGGCTTTTGCGCATCTTTGAATGACGATTCCATTTCTTCAACAATATATGCCGCATAAAGACTACTAAAAACACCCGGGAAACTTGGATAAAACTTGGTAAATGTTGCCATCGATTTTATAAAGCTAACACTAGTATAAATCCTGATAGCTGCTGTAATGATGCTCTCTATGCCGGCCACGGCAGATCTTTCTAATATTCTCGCGTAAGGAGTCTCGATCACGCAATCCGGATCCGATTTTAAACGTTCGTCTTCGGGAATGGTCGGATACGAAGTCGATAGCTTTTGTTGAATATCTTCAAAATCAATCAAGTCGGTTTTATAAGGTTTACAAGGGCTTAGATCAGGAAACATTACATCTATAAATCCAAGCCAACCTTTGTTTTCCAACGGCTTGATATAAAGTGGAGGGTTCATGTATGAGCCCCCAAACGTCCCCGGCTCTAAATATATTACTCGATTGGCGTCTTCGTCTTCTGATTCATACTGCATCCTGCTTAAGCCCAAAATTTGATCATCATTTTTGATAGGTCGGGTGCCTCCTTCTCCATCATCTACCAGCGCCTCATAATAATTTGTTCCGCCATCTGATTCTGTTTGACCATCGTCTACCACATATTGAACGTCATCAAAAGATAAGTCATCATATGTGGCGCCATATAGAAAAGCGTCTGCATTGCCGGAAACTTTATCTATAAAATCTTGTATTATAACATTCATTATACTATTATAGCTGCTTTCAATGTCGCTTTTTGCTATAGTACCGGCGCCAATCATTTCATCTAATAAAACAATTTGTGGAAGGTACTCTTGGTAACTTCTAAAAGTGGAAAGAAACTTGGGATAAGGATCTAAATCCACTTCCTCCAAAATAGAATCAGCAGCAATAAACTCAAGTTTATCGTCGTTGAATACAGCGTTCTCGGTATTATTTGACGCTTTGTCGGGATCAAATGCGCCATTGTCCGTGGTGATGATTTTTATTCTAACATTATCATCAAATCGATTGCGAGGTGACCCGGGGCCCGGTTGCTGGCGTGAAGAGGGCGTCGTGCCAATCATCTGCGCGGAGCCAGATATCAAATCAGATAAATAGAACTCCATTTTAAACCCAGAGTCATATATGTCCGAAGAGCCGTCAGCCCAAAATCCACGGCCGTTGTTCTTGAAATCCAAATAAAAATCAGGATCGCCCTTTCTCGCTTTTGTTACATAAGATATTTCTCCCTCACCATCTTCGGTCATTTCTACTTTTACTTCTATATTGTAGCTACTTTCCAAGATTGGCGACTTTAATAAATTAAGGCCGCCCCCGAACGTACTAACGCCGGCGTCTTTGAATGACGCCGGGTCTGAAGTCGTGGCAGCTTGATATTCGTTGTTGGCTTTAAAATCAACTGTCAACTCATCCTGCATATAATCCTCTAACCACGCAGCAACCTTATAGGGGAAGGAGCCCCTTTGCGTTTGAAGCTTGGGCGGATCGGGGAAGATCATCGCGACGAGTTTGCTTATGAGTCCATCTGCATCGACGGTCGGGTCGTCGTCGTCTGCCATATAAAAATTGACATATCTTCTTATATTGTACGCTTTCCGTTGGTGAGCAGTATAGGGGTTGCCCATAGTGTCGGAAAGAATCATATTAACAAACCCCCAATTTGCTTCTCCTGGGCCGTTACCAAGCATGTCGGTTGCGAAGTCAGCTTTCAACTGTTCCAACACTCCGTTTAAAGAGGCCGTTGCGACTGCCTTGGCTTCATCGCTTTCAAATGGCAGTATGCCGTTGTCACACCCAGGGTCAGAGACCAAAGGGGGTAGCTCATCGGTAGGAAGACCGCCTTGTAGTACATCTGCCAAATCTTTCAAATCTTCAAGAGGACCATCTCTCTCACAAAGTTTGGCAATCTGTTCTTCTGTCGCACGGCCGGACAATAACTCTGATCGC